AAATTCATTAAACTTCTCCTATTTCTAAAGACAACTGACGTTCAGCATTTGCTTCTTCTGTCCATTCAGCGGTAATCGTATTAGCAATCTCGTCAAATGATTCATAGAAGTCTTCATCATCTTTCCAGAAAGAACGACATTCTGCATACGCATCTGCATCGACAAAGCTCCAGTTGATAGAACCGTTTTCGTTTAGGTTCTCATCTTTATTAACTGCATCACGCATTTGAATTTCTAACATTGAATATATCATAATGATTCTCTCTTTCTCTATCTTACCTATACAGTATACTTGTTATTATAACAAATGTCAAGCGTTTTAGACAAAAAAAAGCCCTGTAAAAACAGGGCTTTAGAAAATAATTTTATTTTTTTATCGTTTTTTCTTTGCAAGTTCCTGTGAAATCCACCGTTTTGCAATACCATTAGACACTTTTTTCCTAATTAACATTGCGATTCGTTTCCACACTTTGTTGAATACATCCTCACCAGCGTCATTATTATCTACAATAATAAAGTCTTTGCTTCCAAAAAGTGATTGAAACTTACCTATGTTTCTTTGCACTTCATTCCACATTTTAGCAACTTCTTTCTCTGGTAAAGTTCTAGAACGCATTCTGTTACGTTCTTGTGCAGTATCTAGTGAAGTATTAACAAAAATCATAGAACATTCATATCCAATGTTTCTCAATCCCTGTACTTGTTTTGCAATCTTGTCATAGTCTTTACCAGTGCCATCAATGATAACTCCTAGTCTACCTGTCAAGAAGTTACCTTGCATACGCTTTGTAACTTGTTTTGCTCGTACACGAATCTCCTGACCTTTATCTGAAAAGATATCTTCTGGTGATGCTTCTAGTCCAGCATCATTTAACATCTTTTCATAGATATCATCACTATTAACAATCTTCATTCCTAGTCCACCTGTCGTTCTACGAACAACATACGATTTACCAGAGCCAGGGCCCCCTGCTAAGAAAATTGCTTTAAATATATTGGGATCGTATACTCCCTCTTGTAATTTTGTAAATGTCTTCATTTTTATTTCCTAACAACTCCAGCGTTCTTCTTCGATATAGTTCTTCATAGTATTTATCCTTCTCTAAATTCTGCACCTCAACTTTTCTATCTTGTCTAGTTTGAAAAGTCATCTTCTTGATACGGTTTTTGAGTTTAGTATTCATTTTATACCTCTTGTATTGGTTTATGGTTTATCATAACAAAACGAGTTGTATTTGGCCCTCCTTAGAATATAATATCGCCAGGGTCTGATGAACCTCTAGGAATAACTTCTTCAACAGAAGAACCCCCATCTGTTGCAACAACACCCTGATTTGGATATTTGGTTTTTACTGTATCCCTTACACAATCTAATAGTATTTCGTGTAAGTCTTTACCACTACCTCTTTTGAAAATATGATGAAGTTTTCTAATAAGGTATCTTCCTGTTAGTGTTTCATCATTTTCGCCAGTTTTAGTGTTATTAATAATAATACCAATCAAGTCTCCAGCTTGGAGTGTGGTATTACCGTTAATCTTAATTCTTAATGATACGGCAGAATTTAGTGATGCAAATCTAGACTTTCTTCTCTGCAACCACTTATCTGTTCCTTTGTAATCAAAACTACCTTGGAATGCCCCATCAAACAATCCACCCTTAGATTCTCTGTCGATAGTCTGTACATAGTATACTGACTCTGGGTATTCTGATATTTTGTTATTGTAATCATCAACAAGTTCTGAAACTATCGGGCCCTGTTCTGAACCATACTTGTTAAATTCGTCTACATGTACGTCCTTTTCAAAGTCTTCCAAATAATCATACTCATGTTCTTCATAGTCTTTGTTTAGAACATCCAAAAGTAAAAGTTTAGATGAATACATACCAGCACGGCGACTGGCCATTGTATCTGTAGAACCAACAACGTCATACTTCAATATGTTCTGTAACAATAGGTCTGTTCTATTACGAAGTTCCGTTTCGTTAGGTGTAAGTTCACGAAACACCATCTTAGGGTTCTTTCTATCCATCATACTGTCAATGGTTCTAAAGAAGTATCCTCTACATGTCTCATAAAAAAGAAATGTGGGTGCATCTTCATACTCTTTTGAGAGGCAACGTCTTGCAATTGAATTGATGAACGCAAAAGGCCTTTGATTTGGTGCAACCAATTTAAACTTGTTTGAAGTCTCTTCGTAGTAAAACTCTTTCTTAGAGTTTAGTAACTCTTCATCACGAATAATCTTTTTGATTATTTCGTCAGCTGGTTCGCCTTCATAGGCCTCAACACATCGAATACGATTGTTTCTAATGATTTCTGATGTTGTAAATGATAAACTAAAGATTGTTGTGGTATCATTGACACTCATCTTATTGTTTATTTTATAGATATACAGAGGCATCTCTGTAAAATTGATAATAGTGTTTCTACTATCAGTATCATCTGCATTTGGTGTTGAAAGTTTTAGTTTTAGTTTCTCTTGACCAACAAGTCTCAATTCACCAACAAGGTTATTGGTGTCGGCGAAAGAAATATCCCCCGATATAGAGTTTTGAAAAATGTCCTCGTAAATGTCTACTGATGCAAGTAAGTCAGATAAATCTAACTCTAAACCATTAACTGTACATAGTTTACATACATCAATTTTATATTCACCAGCGTACTGAATTTCTGCCATTATTAATTACCACTTAGTCTGGATTTTAATTCCTGTTTTATACTATTGACGTACTGTTTTTTAACAAGTCTAATACGTCTTTTCTTTTCTTGTAATTGATTTTCATATTCATAATTTGTTATAGTAACAGCATCAACAGGAATTGTATTTGATGGGTCAAATGGTATTTCTATTACCTTTGAAGTATCACCAGATTCCTGATAGACTTCATAATGATGTGTAGCATTAACATCATCATATTTTTCTGTTACATAGGCTTCAAAGTTCTGAACTGACATAGGCCAGTCATCGTATACATCAATGATATCGTTCACCATAAGAACAATCCAATGCAATTTTGGATCACCGTAAAATTCAGATGCTACATATTCTGGTGTCTCTCCAGCAATAACATCGTAGAAGTCGTATTGAATAAAGTTTTGTTTTGCAATATCACTAAAACGAACCTTTCTAGTAATATCTGTTAGCATTACTAGATCAGTGTCACCTTTTACGTCTATAGCAATTTGGGGAAATTTATTAAAGTAAGACATGATTAAAACCCTTCTGCAATTTTTTCTTTCGTAACAAGGTCGAGTTCTTTGAACTGTAATGTCATTTCTGTTTCTACTGGTTGATGGTCAACAAAGAATTGTGGGCGTTCTCCACCATACTTTACATTAACTGACTCTAAGGCACACTCACCAATATGATGCAAGTGAATATTTGGACGATATGTTATATTGAAAGTTGATGGAACAATCATAGTTCTACCAGTACCATCACCTCCAGCAAACTCAGGCATAGAATGAAATCTGAATGTATTTACAATCTCTTCAATTGCAGCTGCTTCTGAAGAACTCTTAGGTAACATTTTAAATGTGAATGAAAAGGAACGTCTATCAACAGATTCAAAAGCCATCTCTGTTCTATTATTTGTTATTTTACCCTGTTGGATTTGAACAGCAGCCTTCACACCAGAAACACCAATTCCTTCTAGCATACCAAGTCCAGCATTATTTATTTCTGCCTTTCCCTTTTCTAAGATACTACCTATGTTAAATCCTGCCCCACCAAAACCTTTCAATGCACCAAGAGCAGAGGCTGCAATAAGTCCAATTTCTGGTTCGCCGTAATTTGCTTTATGGGAAACTTCTAGATTAGCAGGCATGTACAGTACAATTGATTGATCAACTTTCTTAGTAGGCGCTCTTGGAACAGAAGTCGTACTGAACTGGGCCGCACCACCCTGAGGCTCTGTTGCGTATGCTTTGGTACTACCAAATTTTACCTCTGATGCAGAAGGAACATTTACGTCAAATCTAACATAATGGTCAGATTTCTCTGATGTAACATCTTCTGGATATGACACAAGAGGTTTGGTAGATACTCTAGTTTTTAGTGTTGATTTTAAAGCCATCTAAATAGTCCTGTAATTGTGAAAGTATTTATATAGACTTATGGCTTACTCGGGCAGATATATACCAACAAAACCTAAAAAATACAAGGGTGATCCGTCTAAAATTGTGTACCGTTCTCTATGGGAACGTAAATTTATGGTATACTGTGATAGAAACAGTGCAGTTTTAGAATGGGGCAGTGAAGAAGTTATCATACCATATATATCTCCCCTTGATGGTAAAAGACATAGATACTTTCCAGATTTTTATGTAAAAGTACGTCAAAGGAATGGCACTGTCAAAAAATGGTTGATAGAAGTCAAACCTAAAGCCCAGTGTGGGCCTCCAAAAAAACCCAAAAGAAAAACACCTAGATTTGTGAATGAAGTCCGTACATGGGGCGTCAACCAAGCTAAGTGGGAAGCGGCAATTGATTGGTGTAATGACAGAGGTGTAGAATTTAAGATTCTTACTGAAGATCACTTGGGTTAGTTGTATAAATAGAGGTATGACTTACTTTGATCAAATATTAGAAAAAACTGGTGGCAAAGAACGTAGTGTACGTTGGTTTCGTGATAAGGTGCGAGAGCTAGGAACACCCCCTGATAGGAAGTTAATATCTGAGGGAATAGTTACTGGTCGCCCAAATCTTGGAAACATGAATTTTTTCTTTTATGATCCAAAATATAAAAACGAATTACCGTATTACGATAGGTTTCCTTTAGTAATGCCGATTGAGAGTTACAATGATGGATTTTTAGGATTGAATTTTCACTACCTATCTATTCCAATGAGACTTAAACTATTGTCTGTAATTACAGAATATACAACAGACGATAGGATGGATGAAAACACAAAAATTAGATTGACATGGAATCGTATAAAAAGAAACCCAATGGTAAAACCTACAGTTAAAAGGTATCTTGCATCCCATGTAAAATCACCATTCCGTAAAATAGAAGCAGACGAAATGATGTTAGCAGTACTGTTACCTGTACAAAAATTTGCAAAGGCAACTGACAACAAGGTTTACTCTGACTCTAGGCGAATGTCAAATCAAAGGAGAGTATAATGGCAGCATTAGACGAATTTATTTCCAGTTTTAGTAAATATGGTGGCCCTGCTATGCTTAGTAGGTTTGAGGTACGAATATCTGCCCCTGCTACAGCAATACCTTCCTATTCTGATGATAGGCACATGTCACTTCGTGTAGAAACAGTAACCATGCCAGGTAAAAACATTAGAACTGTTACTAACGAAAATGTATATGGCCCAACACATGAAATGGCACAAGGTTTGACATATGCAGAAACAGTATCTATGACATTCTTTCTTTCAGCAGAACATTTTGAAAGGAATTATATTCAGTCTTGGATGGATTTTATTTACAAACCAAACAACTATAATCTAGAGTATTATAAAGAATATAATCGTCCAATCCAAATATTTCAATTAGATAAAAATGGAAAAAGATTAAATGGTATGAATTTGAATGAAGCATTTCCAAAAACTCTTGGCCCAATAGAATATACACAAACGTCTACAGAACTTGCAAGACAAGAAGTTTCTTTTTCGTTTAAAGATATTACCTTTATAGATTCTAGTGGAAACAGTATTTCTAAATCTGATTCTAGATCTTTCCCACAGGATTTAAGATTACCAGTTACACCACAAGGAGTAGCTACATTACCTTCTGTTAGTGTAGATCCATATCCTGATGCTATTCTTAGAGGTATAATAACATAACTTACAGATTAAATAAATTTACATAATGCACAATAGGAGATAAATTATGGCATTACCAAAGCTCAGTACGAGCAAATATGAGTTGACGCTCCCTTCAACTGGACAAAAGGTTGAATACCGTCCTTTTCTTGTAAAAGAGGAAAAAACACTGATGATTGCACAACAAACAGGCAAAGAATCAGATATGATTAGAGCAGTACAAAATATTGTATCTGCATGTACGTTTGAGGTAGTAAATTCAAAAAATATGCCTCTATTTGATTTAGAGTATGTTTTCTTACAGTTGAGATCAAAATCAGTTGGTGAGATTGCAAAACTAAGAGTTAAATGTCCAGATGATGGTGAAACTGAAGTAGAGGTAGATGTACCTCTAGAATCAATTTCATGTGTGAAAGAAGTAGGACACGATACAAGAATTCAATTAACTGATACAATTGGTATCATTATGAAATATCCTACAGTAGATATGATGATTGGGTTAGACACAAAAGATGAAGCTGGTTCTACTTTTGAAATTATTAAAAGTTGCGTTGATCAAATATATGATGCAGATAATGTATATACAAAAAATGATATGGAAGATAAAGAATTAAATGATTTTATTGATTCTATGTCTCACGATCAATTTGAAAAACTGAGTGAATTTTTTGATACTATGCCAAAAGTAAAGTATCCTGTCAAGATTAAAAACCCGAATACTGGTGTTGAAAGTGAAATAGTATTACAAGGTCTATCTGATTTTTTTTAATAGCCCTTTCCCACAATAGTCTGGAAAACTACTATAAGTTAAACTTCAGTCTAATGCAACACCACAAGTATTCCTTGACGGAAATTGAAGAGCTGATGCCGTGGGAGAGGGAAGTATATACTGCACTACTCCTACAGTACTTGGAAGACGAAAGAACAAAAGAAAGACAGCGACAAGCTGATGGTAAGGTATAAATAGAAATATAGGAGAGAGTAATGAGTGAAGAAGAATTAAAGACACACCATCCAGCCGATACTAACGGTGATGGCAAAGTTTCTGATGAAGAACATGCAATGTACATGGAATTCAAAAGAAAAGAGCTAGAAGATAACGATGCCATGAGGGATGCTCAGCGTTCAATGACATGGTTTGCTTTGTTTGGATTATTGTTATATCCATTTGCAGTTGTTATCGCATCTTATATTGGTTTGGGTGAAGCACAAAAAACACTAGGCAGTATGGCACCAACATATTTCGTTGCTGTTGCTGGTATAGTCGCTGCGTTCTTTGGTTCGCAAGCATACTCAAAAAAGAAGTAAAATAAAATGGCAAATTTTAGTAAAGTCGTAGAAGAACTAAAAACACAAACAGTTGCTCTAAATAAACTAGCTGGTATAGTTAATTCTCAACAAGAAGAAATTGCAGATCAGGGTAAAGATGCTCGTAGAGTTGCAGCTGGCAGAAAAGCATATGAAACTAGAATGGCTAATGCTGCTAAAAACACAGACTCTAGTGAAGTAGAAGATCAAAATGAGAGAAAAAGGTCTCAGAGTAAACTACTTGGTGCGATTTTAAAAACAAAAGATGGTATCATGGGTGTGGGTAATACTCTTGGTGGTTTTGTTAAAGATAAGGCCAAACAAGTCGGTGGCAGTATCTTTAGTATGTTAAAGAAGTTTGCCTTTGGCGCAGCAGTCGCTGGTGTTCTTGTATTCCTTAATAGTAAATATTGGGAAGATACTAAAGCACTCTTAATAGATAAAATCATACCAGCAATTGCAACATTATACGACACATACCTAAAGCCATTTTTTACTTCTATTGGAAATATTAATAAAAACTTTAAAAATATGTTAGAAGACCCTTCATGGGAAAATCTTACAGCTTTCTTTGGTAGTGCTGGTTCAATCGTACTTGCTATTGGTGCAGTTTCACTATTACTTGCACCTCTAAAAACTCTTAAATTCTTAAAATCAGCAGTTACATTACTTGGAACTGCATTTTCAAAGAGTGGTGGGCTTGTAACTTCCTTAAAAGCACAAACTACTAAATTGGGTGGAAGTAAATTCATACAAGGACTTAAAGATGGTATAGGTGGATTAGCTAAAGGATTAACTAAATTAGGTGGTAACATTTCAGGCATGGCAGGAACAGGTAAGACAAAACTTGTCAAGGGTGGAACAAAAGTTGCACAAGTTGCTGGTAAAACTCTTAAAGGTGCAGCAACAGTGGCCAAAGGCGCTTTAAAATTTGCAGGCCCAATTGGACTTATTGCAACTGCGGCTTTTGGTATATTCGATGGTGTTAGAGCAGGACTAGAAGAAGCAAAGAATGAAAATTCAACTGCTGGTTCTATTATTAAAGAAAGTATGTCTGGACTTCTATCAGGACTAACATTTGGACTTGTAGAACAAAAGACAATATCTGATGGTATCACAAAAATCGGTACTGGTATCACAGATGCATGGAACACATCAAAAACTGCAATTTCTAATGGTGCTACAAAACTTGCTACGAAAACAACAGAAGCATTCAATACTGCAAAAACAGCATTCACTGATGGATTTGATTCTGTCAAGGCTGGTATCAATAAAGTAGTAACAGATCCAGAAGGTGCATTTAATGCTGCAACTAATAAGATTACTGAACTTACTGGTATTACACTACCAGACTTTCAACAGACTAAAGAAGGTCTTACAAAATTAGGTGCGAATATAAAAGAACGAGCTGGTGCTATCAAGACTAAATTTACAGAATTTACTGGTATCGAACTTCCAACATTTACAATTCCAACCTTTGAAGACATAAAAACAAAAGGCAACTCACTCTTTAATAGTCTTTTGAATACTGAACTTCCAACATTTACAATTCCAACCTTTGGAGATTTAAAAGATAAAGCATCTGGATTGTTTGATAAACTTAAAAATGTTGAAGTTCCAGAAGTGTCATTACCAAAACTACCAGATTTAAAAGAAAAATTCAAGGGTATTTGGGATAGTCTTTCTATTCCAAAAATATCATTTCCTGATCTTTCAGATTTAAATCCGTTTGCAAACTTCTCAGAAAAACTAAAAAAATCTGACGCATTTGATATAATGAACTTCTCTATTTTCGGTAAAGAATTTGGATTAGGTGAAAAACTTAAAGGTGGATTGTTGAAAATGTTTGGTTCAGATAAACCAGAAGGTAGAGAGAAGGGTGGCCCTGTTGAAAGAGGCGAAGATTATGTTGTTGGTGAAGCAGGCCCAGAACTGTTCTTGCCTAGAGGATCAGGATATATCATACCAAATAATACAATGGCTGCGTTGAAAACTAATGCAGTTTCACAAGCT